TTCTCTTGTAATTTAAAATATATAAAAAGAAAAAAAAATACAAAAAAACAAAATTATTTATATATATATAAAATATATGGAAAATATTAAACTTGAAAATAATAATAAAAATATTGATAAAAAAATAATAAGAGCATATGAAATTTTAAAAAAATTTAATAAAAGTAATAAATTTAAACAAAAAAAAATAAATAATTTTATCTATGTATACCTTCTCTATATACAAAATAATTACAATTTAGATTTTCATTTTAAAGATAGAACTAAAGAAAAATCTCTATATAAATGTCTTAAATCCCTATATTCCGATTTTAGTGGGAAAAAAGTAAAAAGTATTTTATTCCCTAAAGACCCCCTACTTTTAGATATATTTGTAAATGGAGAAAAATTTAAACCAGAAAAATACTTACAAAAATTAACTGATACTATATATGCCAATAACTATATAAATCTAAATGTTGAAATTCTAGATTATTTAGGTAATAGTAATAAAGATACAAAAATTATTAATAATACATTATGTCTAATATTTTTTAAAGAACTATATCCTAATATCCCTATAGATAAACAACTTATAAATCACTTAGTCAAAACTCTTATAACTATGGCAAATATTACTAATAATATTAATAAAACTGGTGAGAATATTGTAAAATATACTAATACACACGCAATATTTCTACTTATACTTCTTAAAAAAATATCACACTTTAAAGACTTAGATACTTGGATTTATCACCTCTTAGATAATCAACTCAATAATGGTAAATGGAATAACGGTTTTAACTCATATTTTGCCTCTAATCCTGAACTATTAGATATAGTACATACCGCACTTGCTACTATTGTTCTATTGGAATATAAAACAATAACCGTTCATAAACAATATATTTTACCCAATGACACTGATTCCGAAACAGAAGTTGAAGAAAACGTAAAAGACAACGAAATCAAAAATACAAAAGATAAAGAAATCAAAAATGTAAAAGACAAAGAAATCAAAGAAAATGTAGAAGAAAAAAATGTAAAAGAAAATGTAAAAGACAAAGAAACAAAAAACATAGAGAATTTTGTAAATAAAGAATTAATAAATAAAAAAGAAATAATGGAAAAAAAACAAATTATAGAGAAATTTGACCAAATTAATACTCCAAATAGAGGGTCATATTACTTTAATTTTAATGTTTACAATATCACATTACTAATATTAACTATTATACTAACATTTTTCTTATTACAATTGAATAAAAAAATAAAAAATTGAATGGATTATAGTAATTATATAATAAAAAATGTCTGTTATTAATTGTAAAGTAAAATTTATTAGACCCAAATATCAAAATTTGAAAGAATGGACCGAAGATATAAATAATGTATATATTGGTAGGAGAGGTATTGTATTTATAGATAAGGAAAGATTTCCAAAAAAAGATTCTCCTTTTTGTAATCCATTTAAGATAGGAAAAAATAGTTCTAGAGATGAAGTTATTAAAAAATATAAAGAATATATTTTATTGAAAATAGAAAAAGAACCTGAATTGAAAAATGAATTAATTTTAATGAAAGGAAAAAATTTAGGTTGTTGGTGTCATCCAGAATCTTGTCACGGAGATATATTATTAGAATTAATTAATTCTTTATAAATTATTAGAATTAATTCTTTATAAATTAATTCTTTATAAATTAATTCTTTATAAAAAAGAATTACCACTCTAAGTTAGTATCTTGCTTAAAACAATTTACACAATATTCTCTACTTCTCATAATCTTATACATATCTTCCAATTCCAAAAAACATATACTATCTGCGCCTATTTTTTCTACATATTCTTCATTTGTATTCCAATTCATTATTAATTCTTCTCTACTTGGTATATCAATTCCATAATCACATATACCTAATATTTTTGGACTCGCAATTCTTATATGTATTTTTTTTGGTTTATATTCCTTTAATATAGATATAATAACCTTTAAGGTATTCCCTCTAACTAATGAATCATCTAAAAAGAATACTTCCTTGTTAAACATTAATTCCCCATTTTCTACAATAAATTTCCTTTTACATTCACTTATTCTCTCTTCATCGCTTTTTAATATAAAACTTCTACCCGCATTTTTATTTTTAACTAATATCTGTTCATACCTATAACCAAGGAAATCCGCAAAACCTTTACCAGAAGGAATACCGGTCATTGGCGCTCCAATTACAATACAATTTTCTTTATCACTTTTATTTTTATTTATATTTTTTATATTTATATTTTTTATATTTTTTTTTTTTATATTTTTATTCAAATTAAGTTCTTTTTTCCCTAATTCTATACCATATTGATATCTAGTTTGTTCTACTAAATTATTATTTAGTGATTTTGATTCCCCATTCAAAAAATAAATATATTCAAATAAACAACTTCTCTTTTCAATTCTCCCTAAATTAACATTTATCTCATATTTTTCTATTCCACCTGACCCAATTTTTAATATTTCACCTCTTTCTATTTCTCTTATATATTTATAATCTCCTAAACCAATTGACTCTGACGCTAAACAATAACCCCTTTCATTAGAACCTATACATAAAGGTCTATATGAACGTAAGTCTTTAAAAGCATAAATATTATTTTTGGTTGCAACTAAAATAGAAAAGGAACCATCGATACTAAGTATAAGTTGGTTGAATATATCTTCCCATTGTTGTAATTCTAAACTTTCAACTATTTTAGTTAATAAATGACTATCATTTAAATATTCTTCATCTTCTAAATCAAATAAATTTATGATAGAATCTAAATCTTTTATATTTCCATTATGAACTAAATAAAATTCACCTAACCTTTTATTTATACCTTTAAAAGGTTGAGTAACTTTTAACATATCTTCATCCGTTTTTAATAATTTTCTATAATCCGAAGTTGTATATTTATTATGAGCCAAACTAATATTATACTCTCCCTCAATATTGGATTCCTTGATTTTATTAACGTTTTTTATTATATTTACATTTTTTACTATTTTATTTAAATTAGTATTATTTATAAATAAATAACCGTGACTATCACGACCCCTATGTTGTATTTTTTTTAAATTCTCATAAGTTTCATTTATAATATTTGAATTAGATGAATAGTTATAAATTCCAATAATTCCACACATATTAATTATAAATCTTCTTCTTAAAATAATTAAACTTAATTATTTAAAGTATTATTATTATGAATTAAATAAATTAAAAATGTTTTTAAATTTATTTATTTTTAAAAATGGACTTGAAAATGTATTTTATATTCATTATAATGATACTAAAAATATAAAAACTGAAACTAATATTCTTAATAAAATTAAACAAATATTATCTACTAACTTCAAATATCCTATTAATGATATGTCCTTAGTGAATGATGATTATATAGAAATAGGACCTAAAAAACTCTTTAAAACTTCTTGGAATACTAATATGATTGATATATTTAAAAAAAGTAATATTCATTGTATAACTAATATTGAATTCTCAGTCAAATATCCGAAAAACCAAGTTCCTAATTATGATAAAATGATTTATGAAATTTATAATGATTCAGAAGAAACTTATATTCCAGAAATTAAAAAATCATATTACGTTCCTATAAAAAATATAAGTAATTTTAGTAGTAAATACGGTTTAGGATTTGACCAAGCAGATATTAAATTTTATACTAATATGTTTTATGAATTAAATAGAGATCCTACTAATGTAGAATTATATGATTTATCACAATCTAATAGTGAACATGCGAGACATTGGTTTTTTAGAGGTAAATTTATTAAAGGAGGAACTATTATTAATGAATCACTAATGGATATGATTAAAAGCACTAAAATGAATAATAATAATGGTATAGTATCATTTCACGATAATGCTTCAGTTATTATGGGAAATAGAATTGAAAAACTAATTTTAAATAAAAAATATGAATTCAAAGAAGAATTAGTACATTTTTCCTACAAAGCTGAAACTCATAATTTTCCCACTTCTATTTGTCCTTTTCCTGGTGCGGCCACTGGTGTAGGTGGAAGAATTCGCGATACCGTATGTGTAGGTAGAGGAGGAGAAATCCTGGCAGGAACCGCGGGATATTCAGTAGGGGATTTAGATACAGGTTTATATAAAAAAGAAGATTATTCCTTTGTAAATAATTCACCTAAATTATTACTAATAGAAGCAAGTAATGGAGCCAGTGATTATGGTAATAAAATTGGAGAACCTATTATTCAAGGGTTTACTAGAAGTTATAGGTGTGACTTAAAATTATATACAAATCCCAATATTACCAAAAGATTTGAATACCTAAAACCTATTATGTTTAGTGGTGGTATTGGTAAAATATTACATTCAAACATTTATAAGCATAAATCACAATATAATAATATGATAGGTAGAGTAGGAGGAGCAGCTTATAGAATAGGTATTGGTGGGGGTTCGGCTTCAAGTAGAACACAAGATAAAAAGAATTTAAAACAGGATTTTGATTCAGTTCAGAGAGGGGATCCGGAAATGGCCAATAAAGTAGTTAAATTTATTAGGGCGTGTTGTTCTTTAGAAGAAAATCCTATTTTATCAATACACGACCAAGGATCAGGTGGTATGGCAAATGTAACCAGAGAATTGGCAGAACCAAATGGAGCGAATGTATTATTGGATAAGTTGATATTGGGTGATGAAAGTTTAACTACTTTAGAGAAATGGGTTGCGGAATATCAAGAACAGGTTTCTTTTATTTTTGATAATAGGAATTTACACATTTTAGAGAATATTGCGAAAAGAGAAAATGTTCCTTTTGTAGTAATAGGTAATATTAGTAATACTAACTCTTTAAAGGTAATTACTAGAGATGAAGAAATCACACCTGTAAATTTACCAATTATAGAAAATGAAAAGAAAAAAACATTTTATTTAGAGAAAGATATTAATAAATATAAAAATATTATTCATAATGATTTATCCTATTTAGATATAGATATAAATAAATCAGTATTTGAATTTTATTTAGATAAAGTGTTAGCACATTTATCCGTTTGTTCTAAAAGTTTTCTTACTAATAAAGTTGATAGAAGTGTAAGTGGTTTAATCGTTCAACAACAATGTATTGGACCATTTCATTTACCATTATCAAATAATTCAGTTGTTAGTTTAGATTTTAAAAGTAATAAAGGATTAGTTAGTGCTATTGGCGAACAACCCATTAAAGGTATTCCTAATTCATATAATAGTCAAGAAAGTAATATTAGAAAAATGGTTAGAATGACTGTTAGTGAAATGTTGCTTAATATGATTTGGACTCCTATCGATAATATTACAAAAATAAATAGTGTAGCAAATTGGATGTGGGCTTCTAAAAATCCAAAAGACGCTAACTTATTAAGAGAAGCAGTAAAAACCTTAGTAAAATGTGTTAATATTTTAGGATTTTCTATAAATGGTGGTAAAGATTCTCTTTCTATGTCGGTAGATAATATTACAGAAACTATTAAAAGTCCTAATACTTTAGTCTTATCTGGATATGCTACTTGTATAAGTTTTAATCATATTATAACACCCAATTTCAAAAAACTAAATAGTTATATTTTATATATAAACTTGACTAATAAATGTAACTTAGGGGGAACAATTTTTGAAGATATTTACAATAAGAATATAAAACTAGTAAATAAGAATATAAATGGAGTAAGTGATATAAAAGATATGGGGAAACTTAGTACAATTTTTAATTTAGTTCAAAAATATATTAAACAGAATATTATTTTATCAGGACACGATATAAGTGATGGGGGACTTATAACAACATTAACGGAAATGTGTATATCTTCTAATATTGGTATGGATATAAATGTTAATAACTTAGTTGTAGATTATATTGACTTTTTCTTTAATGAGAATTCCGGAATTGTTATGGAAATAAATGAAAGAAATATTGAATATATTATTAATGATTTATTGAAAAATGGTATAGGGAGTATTATTTTAGGTAAAACTGCTAAAAAAGTAAATATTAGATATAAAAATAAATTAATACTTAATAAAAGTATTGAAAAACTTAGGTACCAGTGGGAAAAAACCAGTTATGATTTAGAGAAAAAACAAGCGAATCCTATTTGTATAAAAGAAGAAATTAAAAATTGTTATTATAGAAATATACCTAAATTCTTTATTCCCCAAGAATTATATAAAATTATAAATTATCCTATATGTATAAATAAGTATAAACCGAAAATCGCAATTATAAATGAAGAAGGTAGTAATGGAGAAAATGAAATGGCTTTTTGTTTCTTAGAAGTCGGTTTTGAAGTTCATAATGTTAATATAAATGATTTAGTAACAAATAAATATAATCTAAGTGAGTTTAGAGGTATTGCTTTCGTAGGAGGATTTAGTTTTTCCGATGTTTTAGGAGCTGCTTACGGTTGGTATTTTAGTATTATAAATAATGAAAAAATACGAAATCAATTTGTTGATTTTTATAATAGAAAAGATACATTTAGTTTTGGTGTATGTAATGGGTGCCAACTTATGTCTTTATTAGGTTGGATTCCTAAAGGTATAACACTGGAACATAATAAATCTAATAGATTTGAATCGCGATATTCATTAGTTAGAATTGAAAAAAGTAATGCCATTATGCTTAATAATATGAATGGTATAGAATTTGGTATATGGACGGCTCACGGACAAGGTAGAATAGTTTTAAGCAAAGAAATTCGGGAAGCAAAAAAATATATTTTCCCTATCAAATATTTAGACGATAAGAATGAAATAACAGAGAGATATCCATATAATCCAAATGGTTCAGATAATGGAAACTGTGCTGCTATATCAGAAAACGGGAGACATTTCGCAATAATGCCCCACCCAGAAAGGTGCGTATTGAAAACACAAATGCCTTGGATACCTGAAAATATAGAAGATAAACTAAATAAATATACACCTTGGATTTTAATGTTTAGAAATGCTTATAAATGGTGTTTGAATAGTAAATTAAAATAATAAAACTTAGTAAAATAATAAAACTTAGTAAAATTAAAATAATTTAAATAAATTTTGATAATAATTCTTAAAAATGTTAATTGAATCACTTTTTAATTTTGAAACTTTACTGCTATTTTTAGGTGGGTGTTTCTTATTTCTATCTTATCATAATATAGTAGTAAAAAACCCTAAACAATATAAAAAAGTTAGAGAAAGAAATACTATTAATTTCAAAAGGGTTGCCATAGATAGAGATAGATATAGTTATAGAAAAATACCTAAAAACATAGATGTTATTGTTATTGGAAGTGGTATCGGTGGTTTATCGTGTGCGGCATATTTATCTAGAGTAGGAAAGAAAGTATTAGTTTTAGAGCAACATTATATTGCGGGTGGAACAATGCATTCTTTTGAAGAAAAGGGTGTTGAACACGAAACAGGAATACACTATATTGGAAATGTAAAAAATAGACAAAATGTCTTAGATTTAATAACAGATACTCCTATTGAGTGGTGTAAGATGGGGGAAAAGAATAATGGTGTATATGATGAAATATATATAAGGGACAAGAAATATTTATTTAGGGCAGGAGAAGAAAATTTTATAAAAGATTTAGGTAAAAGATTTCCAGGAGAAGAGGGAAATATTAGAAATTACATTAATTTAGTGAAAAAGGTAGCCAAAAAAAATATGTTTTTTAATTTGAAGGTTATACAATCTCAGTGGATAATAAATATTATTAAATTATATTTGAAATATTGGGGAAAGGATTATTATAAATATGTTAATATGAGTGCATATGACGGTATTAGTCTTTTTACTCAAAATGAAGAATTAAAAGAAGTATTAGGTGGTCAATTTGGTGATTATGGACCTACTCCTAAAAAAGG